ACTGGCAAGGGCGATGACTTCCGTGTGTTTGCCACTGTAGGTTCTATTGTCAAGCAGTTTGTTGCTAAACGTAAGCCACCTTATATAAGTTTCAGTGGAAAATCATCAGACGCAGGACGTATCAAGTTATATGATATGATCGCAAAGAATATTGGTCGTTATCTCCCAGAATATAAGTTAATTGATTCTGGATTTGCTAATGGTGATAAAGGGTATACGTTCAAAAGAGTAGCACAGGAAAGTGTCATCGAAGAGAAGAAGCCTAAGAAGCCAAAAACTATTATTGACGGTGCGTTAAAGACATTGATTGCTAAGGGCCGCAGCGAAGATGAAGCAATTGCTGATCTTAAAAAGGAAATTGATAGTAAGTTTTATGACTTGACTGAAACAAGAGAAGGTGCATTGAACTGGCTCAAGAGTTATCTACCAACTTGGCCAGAGTATGTACTGCGTGATTGGCTTTACAGAGGGCTAACTGCTAAGGAACACAACCCACCTGAACATCCTAAAGAAGTTGTTGATAGGAGTTTAGCTGGCGAAGGTATGTCAGCACAAACACAATGGAAGCTTATTCCTAACTTTGAATTTAAGATGGAAAAGCTACATCCTGATACTCAGCGTCGCATTAATATCAGAGCAGGCGGCAGTGCTAATCCAATGAATGTTCCTAAGGATGCTGAACGACATGCCACACAAGCAGCACTTGCTCAACAACAAGGCGGTGTTCGCAAAGAGCCTGTGATCGGCAAGATGACTCCTCAAGGATTTGAATTGATTGAAGGATGGCATCGTACTATACAGCACTTTGCTCAATTTCCCAATGGGTATCGTGGACCAGCTTGGGTAGCAATGAATGCTGTAAGTGAAAGTATAACAGAAGATGAAAGTGCAAAGCCACTTGTCTATCTAGACATGGATGGTGTACTTGCTGATTTCTTTGGCGATTGGTCTAAGATATCAGGTGTAAGTCATTATAAAGATATCGGCAATGTTGAACAAGCATTGCAGTTAGTAAGAGATCATCCAACATTTTGGATTGATCTTCCTTTGTTGCCCAATGCAAGGGCATTAGTAAAAACAGTAATTGAAAAATATGGTGAATATCGAATTTGTTCAACACCGTTAGCTGGTGATGGACGTAGTAAGCCTGGCAAGATTGCTTGGATCAACAAGCATTTTGCCGATATGCCTCCTGCAGAAGTAGTGTTAACGCACAATAAAGCGGAACGTGCTCAACACAATGGCGTGGCCAGTATCCTAGTTGATGACTTTGGTACAAACATCAACAAGTGGAAAGCAGCAGGCGGAATTGGCATCAAGTATGAAGATTCAGCGTTTCCTAAGGTAGCAACTATACTAACAAGTATTGCTAAGTCGGGAGTTCCAAAATGAGGAGTTTACCATGCATTTTTCAAATTACGGCAATCTCAATGACAATCATGACTGGGAACTCATTATATCGTTGTGGGAAGAATTCTCACAAGAACCTAAACCTGTTTATCGTACAGGAACACTAAAACGTAAAGCTGCTGTCTATCTTGGTACAGATGCTGGCAAGAAGTTAACACGCACTGAATTCCGTAGTCTTCTTGCAAAAGCTCATAAAATGAAAACCAGTGATAAGAAAGAAGAGCGACATCGCGGTATAGAATTAGCCAAACAACTACAGTGCGCTTTTAACTTCCATAAGTAATCTGTGGAAGTTTTTCTTAGAATACGACTGGACATTAGAATATTAGATATGATGAATTTTAAGTATCCTGGTGCAAAATACAGGATATATCTTAATGACTTTATGCTAACTGAAAGATTTTACCCAGAAGATCTACGGCAAGATGAACAGTTAGAAGAGAATGTTTTCTTAAATTTAGAAAATAACCACTATGAATTAACAATTGAAAACTTAACAAGTAATCGTGTATTCATCACTGATGTTGCTGTGGATAATACAGTAACTCGTAACATAAATGACTTCACATATTCTTTTGAAATTCAATAAATATTACTAACAACAGGATTCTATTCATGAGCGATAACCTCGTTAAACTTCTTACACAGCGTTTTGCCATTGAACGCCGTATTCATCAACTTAAAAATTCAAATTTAACTGAATCACAATCATCTGGTGCAGATGCAATGCTGGCAAAGCTAGAAGCAGCTCTTGCTAAGGTAAATGAAGAATATGCAATTCAACAGAATATGCCAATGGCAGAGAAAGAAAATCACCCTGCTCCCACAGACCACCCTGATCATGAAGTTAGCATGGCCCGCAGTGATCTTTATCGTGCTGGCAAATCTGCAATGGCTTTAGAAAAGATGCTACAACAAGTTAGCGAACAGCAGGGTATCGAAGGTTGGGTACAGGCTAAGATTACTAAAGCAGCTGACTATCTAGAAAGTGTTTATCATTACTTTGATTATGAGATGCACGGCAACGGTGAAGTTGACGAAGCAGCAGCATATGGTCCTGGTCAAAATTCAACTAACCCAGAAGCTGAAGAAAATGTTGCAAATCAACAGCCGATGGCATTGGGCGGGCAGCAGCAACAACAGCCTCAAGCACCAGGTGCTCCTCAGCAAACACAGCAACTAAAGCCAGGACAAGCAAGTGCAACTCCACAAACAGGCGGTGCAGGTCCAATGGCAACAGCAGATGGTATGGTAAAGATGGCAAAGCTTGGTCCAGACAAGCAGCCGTTGGGTACTCCAATCATAGTTAAGCCAACTGATATCGTAAATCATCAAAAGCAAGGTTACTATGTAATTGGAGAGAGTTCAGACAAACCAAAAGCTAAGGTAGTTCATTGTAGTCAATGTGGTAAAGGATTTAGTGGTAGTAGATTAACTGCTCCGCATCAGACTGGATTCAGTCATTGTAAAGATCATAAGGGTATGAAGATAGTTGCTGAGAGTGCAAGCGCAGGCGCAAGCAGTGCAGGCGGCATGGGTGCTAGTCCAACTGGATTTGCCAGTGGCGGTATTGGTATGCAGAAGCGTAAGAAGAAAATTGGTGAAGGAATGATGGTTAGTCGTGCAGATGCAGACGCAGCATTGAAAAATCCAGAAGCAAAAGCTATTTGGGGACGTTATGGGCAATATAATGCACAGGATTTAACACAAGAATTTTCAAATCTATCACCTAACGATGCAGCAATGATTGCTAACTGGGCAGAAGGTGGGTGGGCTCAAGGGCATTCACAAGCTGAGATGCGTGGGAAGTTAGTTCATTCCATTCTACAATTAAAGCAAGGGCTTGGTGAATCAGAAGGTGGTGATTACGGTCCAAAAGCACGTGGTATAGCAGATGGATATTACGGTCGTCCACCAAATCCTCATAAAGTAATCACTGATGAAACCGGTAAGCGTATGAGAGTAAAGTTAACCGATCCTGCAGAGATAGCTGAATATATGGCAGGCTATAAGGATGATTCATTTGGTAGTAAGAACTATGGTGAGAGTGTAGCAGAAGCAGGATTTGGATCTGGCATTTCTACACCAACCATGAGAGCAAGAACTGCTTCTAAATTTGGGCATGACCCTGATCGTGCAGCACCTATGTACAAAGCTAACAAATATGATCCAAAAACAGGATTAGGTGGATATGTAGCACCACGTGGCGACACAACTGATAAGTCAAACATACTACTTCAGCTTAAATCTAATTTAGATACAGCTACTGGTAAGCCATTAACATTCCGAGATGGTAGTACATTAGCAATTAAGCCTTCTATTGCAAGAGCAGCATTAGCTAAAATTGATGCTATGCGTCCTGTAGAAAAGCATGAAACAATTAAGAATCTTATGACATCAAAAGATGCTTTTATTGGCTTTGTAAAAGGACAAAGTGAAGGTAAAGATGAAGGTAAAGATGAAGGTCAAGGTCCAAAGTTCACTGGTTATTACAAAGGTAAAGACAAAGGTAAGCCCGGCAAAAAAATGGTTGGCGGTATATAATTATTAAAAAGGAGTTCAACAAATGGCCAGTAAAGTAACTAAAGAAGTAAAAGTAGAAAGAGTCAAGAATAATAAAGGCACTAGCCAGGGTATTGGAAATCTTAAATTAAGTTCAATGAATAAACATAAGAAGCGTAGTTTTAAGAAATATAGAGGACAAGGTGCGCCATGAAAGTTAAAGATATTATTTCAGAAGCAGCAAAGCGTCGCAAGAGTTTCTGTGCCCGTATGGGCGGGATGAAGGGTGCAATGAAAAAGCCAAATGGTAAACCAACAAGAAAAGCATTAGCTTTGAGAAAATGGAACTGTTGATGAGGCTCATTGAGATATATGAATCAAGCGGACATATTCCAGTTAATGATGAAGAAGCTAAAGATCCACGCTGGGCAAATGCACTAACAGTTGATGTTGGCCCAGGAGAAGATAAGAAGCAAGCTGCTAAGTTAGGATTTAATATAAGTAATGATGGACCACCAAAGCTAAAAACAAACGGAAAAGCCTAATGCGTTTTAAGGAAATATTAGAAGCATCAATGAGTGTTGGACTACAGAGCAAATGGCCTGTTAGTCCTGGTGCTCGTGGGCTTATGGGTGCAAGATTCCGTTATAGTAAATCAGTTGAGGATAATCATAAAGATCTAGGGCGGGGCGCAGTTGATCAACTTGAGCATAATCTAAAGCATATACCAAAAACTGATTATGAATCAATTGATATATTAATGAAACATATCTCTGAGAAGTTTAGAGTTAAGCCTGAGCAACTTCATAAGGATTTTGTTGCAAAATTTTCTTGCACTCCTGACTCATATGCTATAAAATATAAGAAGTCAAGAGAAGGTCAACCAGCAAAGATCTAACCTTGGACACTGAGGTAATCTTATGTTTTGGTCAACTAAACAATCCAATGTTTCAACTACTACTTCATCAATAACAAACAATTCCGGCATAACAACTTATAACTATCCGTCCACTGGTCAAAATTCTAAAGTTTATGTAACTGGTGGAGGCGGAGGTGGTGGTAGTGGCTTTACTGCCGTCCCCATCAGCAACGTATTCACATTGCCAATGTCTAGTATTGGTGCTAGTAATAGTGTTTTGACATCATCTGGTTGGACTACGAACTATAGTCCTAATACAGTATCAATTACTGGTACAATAGCAATTGACAGTGATGATCCAACAATTAAAACTAAGAAACATAAAATTAACTTGGATGAATTATACGAAAACATCCAAATCCTAAATGAAATGTTCAGTGTTATAGTACCTAATAAAAAGAAAATGTCTGAGAACCCCACACTTAAAGACGCATATGAAGAATATAATAATGCAAAATTAATTGAACCTAAGTATAATAGTGAAGAATACCGCACAGCTTATGAACAATATAAGCTTTTGGAAACATTAGTAAAGGAAGAACATGACAACTCGTAATTTTAATGCAGAAGAAAAGGCTAAACTAAAGAACCTCATCAGTGAGAGTTCAACAGTTATGACTGAAGTTGAGACACTAACTGAAGGTCTTAACGATACCATCAAACACATTGCTGAAGAGATGGAATTGAAGCCCAGCTTGCTCAAGAGAGCTATTAAGATGGCTCAGAAGCGTGACTTTGATCGTGTACGTGATGATCTTGATATGATCGAAAGTATCTTAAACAGCACAGATAACCTACGCCAAGAAGACGAATAATTATATATAAGGTTGAGGGATCCTTTCAAAACCCTCATGAAGTGGCAGGGCTGGCCGTAAGCAGCTAAGGAAATGAAATGTACGTCGACGCAATTATCGATCGAGAAAAAGAACGTATCCACGTTGTGGAGCGTAAAGATGGTAAGAGAGTTTACCACGATTATCCCGCAAATTATGTATTCTATTATCCCAACGAACATGGTCAATTTCGTACATTGTGGGGAGAGCCTTGTAAACGTGTAAGCACACGAAGCAGCAAAGACTTCCGTAAGGAAATGGCTGCGTTCAAAGGCAAGACACTTTTTGAAAGTGATGTTAATCCAATCTTTCGTTGTCTAGCTGAAAACTATCTTGGCCAAGATGCTCCTGAACTTAACGTGGCGTTTTTCGATATTGAGACGGATTTTGATAAGGTCCGTGGATATAGCAGCCCAGAAGATCCATTTACTAAGGTCACAGCAGTAACAGTATTCCTCAATTGGTTAGATCAATTGATTACACTATGCATTGCTCCCCCTAATATGTCGCATGAAGATGCACAGGCAATATGTGAGAGTATTCCTAACTGTTACTTGTTTGAGGAAGAAGCAGACCTACTAAAGACCTTTATGGATCTCATTGAAGATGCCGATATCCTCAGTGGCTGGAACAGTGAGGGCTTTGATATTCCTTACATGATTAATCGCACTGCTAGAGTACTAAGCAAGGATGATACTAGACGGTATTGCTTGTGGGGACAAATGCCCCGTGATCGTACATATGAGAAGTTTGGACTTGAGCGTCAAACATATGATATTGTCGGTCGGGTGCATATGGATTATATGAATCTATATCGCAAGTATACCTACGAAGAGCGGCATAGCTATGCACTAGATGCTATTGGCGAATACGAGCTCAATGAACGTAAGATTCCTTATGAAGGAAGCTTAGATCAGTTGTACAACGATGACTTTAAGAAGTTTCTAGAGTACAACAGACAGGATACAGCACTACTTGATAAGCTGGATAAGAAGCTGCGCTTTATCGAACTTGCTAACGAACTTGCCCATGCTAATACCGTGCTGCTACAAACAACTATGGGTGCTGTTGCTGTGACTGAGCAGGCAATTATCAATGCTGCTCATGCTCGTGGAATGGTTGTTCCTGCTCGTAAAGGATATGAAGATGGGATTCAAGCAGCTGGCGCATATGTTGCTTATCCTAAGAAAGGTATTCATGAATGGATTGGAGCAATTGATATTAATTCACTGTATCCATCAGCCATCCGTGCGCTGAATATGAGTGTTGAAACTATCATTGGACAGTTGCGTCCTATAATGACTGATACTTATATCAAAAATAAGATGGACAAGGGTAGCAGCTTTGCTGATGCATGGGAAGGTATGTTTGGCACAATTGAATATACCGCAGTAATGAATCAGGAGATTGGAACTGAGATTACAATTGATTGGGAGGATGGAAACAGTGAAACGTACAGTGCGGCCCAAATATATCGGATGGTGTTCGACTCCAACCAAGCATGGAGTCTTAGCGCCAACGGGACGTTGTTCACTCTTGACAGACAGGGTGTCGTTCCAGGCTTGCTTGAGCAATGGTACAAAGAGCGTCAGGAGCTCCAGGCCAAAAAGAAACAGGCCAAAGATGCAAAAGAAGCAGCCTTTTGGGACAAGAGACAGCTGGTAAAGAAGATTAATCTAAACAGCTTGTATGGTGCAATTCTTAATCCAGGCTGTAGATTCTTCGATAAGCGCATTGGTCAAAGTACTACACTAAGTGGTCGTGTCATTGCACGTCACATGGATGCTACTGTTAATGAATGCTTAACAGGCGAATATGATCATGTTGGTAAAGCTGTTATCTACGGTGATACCGACAGTGTTTACTTTAGTGCATGGCCAGTGATAAAAGATGATGTTGCAGCTAAACGCACAGAATGGAACAGTGATATCTGTATCAATCTATATGATCAAATTGCTGACCAAGTTAATATTAGCTTTCCTCCATTTATGGAAAAGGCTTTCCATGTACCCTATGAGAATGGTAAGATCATTAAAGGCGGCAGAGAACTTGTTGCCAGTAAGAGCTTGTTCATTACTAAGAAGCGTTATGCTGCATTGATCATTGATCTTGAAGGCAAGCGTTTGGATGTTGAAGGCAAGAGTGGCAAGATCAAAGCAATGGGACTTGACCTTAAGCGCAGTGACACTCCAAAAGTTGTGCAGGAATTTTTAAGCAGTATCCTAGAGCAAGTTCTAGAAGGTGGTACAAGAGAGCAGGTCGTTGACAAGATTAAAGAGTTTAAAGAACTGTTCAAGCAAAGACCTGCATGGGAGAAAGGTACTCCTAAGCGTGTTAATAAATTAACACATTATGGTGATCTCGAAACAAAGAATGGCAAAACTAATATGCCAGGACATGTTAGGGCTGCTATTAACTGGAACAATATGCTTCGTATGCACAGCGATAATCGTAGTATGAAGATCACTGATGGTATGAAAGCTATTGTATGTAAGCTGCGTAGTAATCCATTAGACATGACAAGTATCGCTTATCCAACAGACGAGCAGCGTTTGCCACAGTGGTTTAAGGATATGCCATTTGACGGTGGATTGATGGAAGAAGGTATTATTACACAGAAAGTAGAAAATCTGTTGGGTGTGCTTGATTGGGATCTTGCTAATAGTACTAATATTAGCAATACGTTTGAAAGTTTGTTTGATTAATGTCTGCTGCTAACTTATCCAAATATATAGCGTACTGTGAAGCTTTAGAATCATTGGTTTACAGTGAAGATTTACCGTGGGATGTATTAGAGTTTATTCATAATATTAAAAGCTTTGCCATCCCACGGTTAGAATTAGAATTAAAGAATTTAGATGATATAGCTAGATTCTTAGATGAGAAGAGACTAGAATTATCGGGACTGGATAGAATTAAATTCTTCTTGTTACATGAAATGCCAGAATCTGAGATATCACAGTATAGATCTATATTAGATTCTATGATCGACTGGCATTATCCATGTTTAGATTTATTTCCAGGAACAGGTAAACTGTTACCCAGTGTAGTTGGTGCTGAACCATTGTATATTGCAGATTGGGATAATACTTTATTGGAAGATGTTTCCCAGCAGTTCAATACTGTATTTGCTGAAAAAAGACTAATGAAGTATAAAATTTCTAAATATGATATGACACCAATGCCACAGAAAATGTTTGGGTTAGTTTATAGTTTACACTGGACAATGTTTGAAAATGAGGTAAATTTGAAAAACATTGCAGAAAGCGTATTCAATTTACTAATGCCAGGTGGAGTATACTTGTTCAATTACAACCCATTGGATAGATGGTGGGGTGTAGAACAGTATGGAAGTATTAAAGGATTTTATGGAGCTAATACATCAAAACTGATTGATCATCTTAAAGATATAGGTTTTGAAATTATTCGAAATAATAAAGAGCCTGGGCATTTGACTTATATACTCTGTAAAAAGCCAGGAGAAATTCCTCGCATAAAATTAAGCAGCGCCCTTGCGAAAATTATTGAAAAAAATGTTGAATTGTTGTAAACTAAAAATTGAAAGAGGTAAAAATGAAAGATTTTCTAGTAGATATTATTAACCACACATTGCCAATTGCTATTACATTAGTAAAGATTACCGGCGATGATAAAAGCACTGTTGTTGAAGCAATTGCTGATGATAAGAGTGTAGTAATTAAGGGAACATTTAAGACTCCAAACCCTGACTTTAATGGCACGTTTGGAATGCCAAATTTGGCTAGGTTGAACACAATTTTGAATATTCCTGAGTACAAGGAAAATGCCATAATTGAGTTAGTCAAGAAGGATAAGAATGGAGTAGAAGTTCCAGACAGTATCCATTTTGAAAATGCCACTGGCGACTTTAAGAATGACTATAGGTTCATGACATCCGAAGTTATTAATGAAAAGTTGAAGTCTTCAAAGTTTAAGGGTGTGAATTGGAATGTTACTATCGAGCCCAGTCTTGCTAGTGTACAGCGTTTTAAGTTCCAAGCAAACGCTAACAATGAAGAAACAGTTTTCATTGCAAAGACAGATGGAACTGATTTGAAGTTTTTCTTTGGCGATCATAGCAGCCATGCTGGTAACTTTGTATTTCAGAGTGATGTAACTGGCACATTAACTAAGGGATGGTGCTGGCCCATTATTAAGTTCTTAAGCATCATGACACTTGCCGGAGATACTGTTGTTAAGTTCAGCGATGATGGTGCAAGTCAGATCACTGTTGACAGCGGATTAATTGAGTACACTTATATTCTACCAGCACAGAGCAAGTAAAAATGATACCTCAGGATAATATGAAGTTAAGACAGAAAGACTACGCAGTGTTCTTACCAGCACTGAGTAGTTTTTATACTTTCCAAATTTGTAAGTATGGGAAGAAGATGCAGGCCAGTAGAATCCCTGTGTCAATGCAAAATGGCATCAGAGGATTAGATTTCCTCGATCCAGATATCAGTTACTTCTATTATCCTTGGTGTCTGTATTCTGCAGGACATGCCATTCTAGATGTGCGTCCTGAAGAAAAAGAAGAAATGGTTCGTAATCGTGACCCTAATAGTTTTGTACTTGGAGATTCAGGTGGGTTCCAAATTGGTAAAGGGGTGTGGGAAGGTGATTGGAGAGATCCTAACTGTCCTAAGGCTCATGCTAAACGTGATGGTGTTCTTCGTTGGATGGACGCTTATATGGATTACGGTATGGTCCTTGATATTCCCGCTTGGGTCGCTCGTAGCCCTGCTGGTGCTCGTGCTACTGGTATTAGCACCTACGAAGAAGCAGTAAAAGGTACTCGTATCAATAACGAATACTGGATGAAACATCGCACAGGACGTTGTAAGTTCCTAAACGTGCTACAAGGTGAAAATCATACTGAAGCAGATGATTGGTATAATCAAATGAAGGACTTCAATGATCCAAAGCTGTATCCAGAAACACACTTTAATGGGTGGGCTATGGGCGGTCAGAATATGTGTGACATTCACTTGGTGCTTCGACGTATTGTACAGATGATCCGTGATGGATTACTTGAAAAAGGCACACATGATTGGATGCACTTTCTTGGCACAAGCAAGTTAGAGTGGGCTACACTTTTAACTGATGTTCAACGTGCTGTTCGTAAATATCATAACGAGGACTTTACTATCAGTTTTGATTGTGCAAGTCCATTCATGGCAAATGCCAAAGGACTAGTATACGATCAACTAAGGATTGAACATGGCGGCAAATGGACCTACGGGATGGAAGCAGGGATCGACAACAAGAAATATGCAACGGACAATCGGCCGTATGGAGATGTGGCTCGCAATGATGGTGTTATCCCTACCTTTATGGATAGCCATATATCTAAACATATTTCCGTAAAGGATGTATGTTGTTATAAGCCTGGTGATCTTAATATGATTGGCAAGGAAGGTAAGACAAGCTGGGACAGTTTCAGCTATGCTATTCAAATGGCACATAATGTTTGGATGCATATCAATTCCGTGCTTACTGCCAATGAACAGTATGACCTTGGTGTTGTTCCTGGTATGTTAATTCAAAAGAATACCGGTATACGTTTTCGTGAACTTGTTGATGAAGTTATTAAGAACGCAGGTAACCAACGTGGCTTAGATCTTATTGAGGAACATAGTAAGTTTTGGATTGACATCATCGGGCAACGGGGTTATACTGGCAAGAGAACTATTAATGCTAGTACCATGCACAATAAACATTTTGAACTTTCAACTGCACAATCTGTAGAAGAAGCTGTAGCTGATATCATTGAAGAAAAGAAAGTTGCCAGCATTGTACCAGAACATTACAATTCATTGTTTGAGTGAGATATGAAAAATTTAATCGTTGGAATGGGAATTGGAGCACTTTACAAAACAGTGCTCACTGAACTTGGGCACGAAGTTGTTACAGTTGATACAATAAAGCCCGCAGACTTTAAAAGTGTTGGTTTAGCAATAGATGCACATAAAATGTTTGATGCAACATTTATATGCACTCCAAATCATACACATGAACAGATAGCTTATCTCATATCAGAACACAGCAGAATGGTGCTTATTGAAAAGCCCGGTGTTAGAACGGCTCGTGACTGGGAAGTTATGGTTGAGTCCTGCCCTGAAACTAAATTCATGATGATTAAGAACAATCAATATCGAGATGATATTGAACTTTATCGAGATCTAGCTAGTAAAAGCACTAGCATTGATATAAAGTGGATTAATTACAATCGAGTTCCTGGTCCAGGTACTTGGTTTACCAATAGCCATTATAGCTTTGGTGGTGTAAGCAGAGACTTAATGCCTCATCTACTAAGTTTGGTTGCTGCGATTAAACCTGATAACTATCAAGATTGCAATATATCCAATTATGTTAAAGAGCAACGCTGGAAGCTGGAACACGTACTCGATACTGATTACGGAGTAGTCGATCCCAATGGCTTGTATGATGTTGATGACTACTGTCGTATTAGAATGGTAGTTGATAATCTACATTTTAATTTGGTTGCTGATTGGCGTAGCATGACACAAAATGATCAAAGTATTTCATTCTTCTATAGTTTTGAACGTAGATTTGGTCTGGGACTGTGCCCCGAGTCTGCATATAAGAAGATGATTGAAACTGCTTATGCTAATATAGATAACAATGCTTGGTGGAAGAATCAACTTGAACAAGACCTATGGATACACAATATGATAGGGCCATATGATGAAAAATAGAATTCTTTATACAGCAGGTGATGGCAAGTTTGTAGAAACAAGCTGGGAAAAGCCTCAGCATAAGGACAATGAAATTAGTGTCAAAGCTATTATGACTGGTATTTGTCGTAGTGACATTGACATGATGCAGGGTAACTTTGGACCATTGCCTATACATATGCAGGGGCATGAAGGATTAGCGGAAGTAATTGAAGTTGGAAAAGATATCGTTGGTATTGTACCTGGCAATATTGTTGCTACTCGGGGTGAACCTGCTTTTAGTGATTATTATAATGTTCGTCATGGCGAGTATGTAATTGTACCCAGTGCTGATCCAAAGTATATCCTTGAGCCAGTTGCTTGTGGAATTAACATAATCAATCAAGCTTTCCCAATGTTGCGTAGTGTACAGGGAAATGGTGCAAGACTACTAATACTCGGCAGTGGATTTTTAGCATGGATTGCTTACCAAACTATACTTACGCATGGATTAAAGTTTGATATTCATGTTGTGGGAAATAGTAATAAAGATTTGTGGCGTATGGAATGTACGTTAGATTCAGAGCCACGTGGTCAGTATGAAGTTGTTGTTGATCTTAAGGATGATAGCAGTGTATTAGATAAGTCACTGTTGAAACCTGGGGGTATTTGGATACTTGCTGCCGAAAAGAAACAGTTAATTACCACTAACTTTAGTCAAATGCTGTGGAATGCCACAACTATTATTTGCCCAAGTCCACGCACTAGCATGTTCCATTACTGCATGATTACTGCAAAGGATTGGATTGAAGAAGGTATTCTAGTTGTTGACAATTTTTGGTCTAGGGGATATAGTCGTAGTACAGAATGGCAGCAGGCGTTTGAAGACGGAGTAAATCGTCCTGTGGGTTATAGCAGAGGATATTTGATATGGGATTAAACACTGAAGAGCGTCAAGCAGTTGTATACTTTACAGGGTATGAAGTTGAACATACTATTTGTCATGGTATGTACACCCTTTTTGTCGTTGGTACACCTCCTGTAAATGAAATCTTAGCAAAGGCAAAACAAAATAGAGTTAAACATATCTATTTTGGCACAAGTCAAAGTTTTCCAGACATTGACAATGACAATTATGCAGAATGGGCTAAGTGGGAAGAAACAATTAAGCCTTGTTTGGAAGCAGAATACTGGGTCACACTAGATCTTGACGTTAGACAGAGTGAAGGATTACTTGAATCTGGACTTTGTGAATCTAATAAGTTTGTACCAATGATCAGTGTTAAGCTTCCTTTTATTCAGTTGTTTAACTATAACACAACACTTAAGATTGATGATCGTACTTGGGGTGCAACTAATTCCGGGGTATGGACGCATAAGCTACATGATCTTATGAGCAATGACAAGTATACATATTGGGATGAATATACCAAAGATACTGAAGTAAAATAAATATTAACATGGATCCAAAATTCTTTAGAAAGTATATTGACATGCTAAGTGAATCAATCAATGACGGCTGGTTTGAAACTGGTTCCTTTGAAACATATAAGAAGGCTAATCCAGTAAAGTATGAAACTGCTAATACAGCAGGGACACTAGAAACCCTCGAAGGTCCTGTTAAGTATGATACCGGCTATAAGATCATCACTGGCCCAAAGGGTGAGCAGTATCCTATTCCTGCTGAGAAGTTTGCTGGATTATATGATGATAATGGTGATGGTACAGCTACCCCCAAAAAGATTATAAAGATGGCTAAGTTAGCTGACCATGATGGTGTCGTCAATACTAGTTGGGGCGAACCACTTAATTATACTGCTGGCAATGACTACATTGTAAAGCATGGACCTAATGACTATGGTGTAATTAAGAAAGACATCTTTGCTCAAACATATTCATTGACATCACTCTAACATTATAGTAGTATAACACTATGGACACACTAACTAACGGTGATAAATTGATTATTGATAAGAGTGAAGAGATCTACATTGGCTGTCAATGCCATGGTCCCGAACACATCATCCAAGTAAAATATTTTGATCAAACTGGTACTGATGAGCCAGAGCTTTACTTCATGCTTCAGTCAGATAAAGGTCATCTCAATTTTTGGGAACGGCTTAAGATGGCTACCAGCTTCCTTATTGGTCGTGGTAATATTGAATGGCATGATGTTATTCCCAATCACGACGATGTTGTTAACTTTAAGCGAGTGCTTGACAACTATATTGAAGATTATAATGATTTCCATAAGGATTCAAAATGAGTTTCTTTAAGAAAAAGAAGGTAACAGACCGTATGCCAGTACTAAGAAAGAGCATGATTTGGGTAACTTTCGCCCGTGAAGGTATCCACAAGTATCCTGCCGCTTTGGATGATCCTAAGCTGGCGACGGGCGATGAGTATGATGTCAGCTTCCTCGGATATCCTCATCGCCACATTTTTCACTTCCGTGTTGCCATTGAGGTATTTCATTCAGATAGGGATATTGAATTCATCCAGTTTAAACGCTGGTTGACAAAGCTTTATAATGAAGCTACACTACAACTTGACTTCAAGAGCTGCGAAATGATTGCAGAAGACTTGTATCAAGTAATTACAACTCGTTATCCTGGCAGGGCAATAGAGATTGAAATTAGTGAAGATAATGAAAATGGCTGTAACATCAAATGGGAACTCTAATATGATTAAGAACCGTACCGTTGCTCGTACTTTCGATGATCTCGATGCATATCGTGAATTTTGTGTAGAATTTGGTCACGTCTTTGACGAAAAGGATCTGTATAAGCGTAATACCGCATATGGGCAGTTTGAACGTGCCCGTCGTGGGGATCGTGTAGTTAATAACTGGACAGAAGACGCTGCGGCGTTTGTCCGTAATACGAAGCACTAATCCTATTTCCTGCCAGAAACGAGTTACGGGGCTAGTGTAAACTAGCCCTTTTTATTTAGGTGTATTATGGAACCATGGTTAAGTGAAGATTGGGAAGCTGTTGATTTTCCATTAATCAACCGTAAAGGTGATGGGTGGGTTAATCGTAATGCTACATTGTCAGGTTTGAAACTACTATTTCAAAGAGAAAATTTGAAGATGTATGAGGATTATGTTATATTAATTAATCCTGAGTATAAAGATTATCGTATAATTACAGTAAAATTTAAACAAGAAGGACAAGGACTGATTTGTTTAATACATTGGATGTCCAGTAACTATTATAAGGAATACTCATCATGACCGTTTATATTATTGATCTCGAAGCAGTTGAAACTCGTTATACAGCACAGTGGAAGCAGTATCTCCCGTGGCAAATGAGAGACGCAGGTCTAGACGTTGTTGTTATTAGTGGCGGCGATGTTCCTCAGGCTACAACTCCCGGCGCATTCCTTAACTTTGCCGGTACCAATAGCTATAAGAGTCAACAGCTATTGCAAATTTCTGAGATGTTTGCAAGTGGTCAAATTAAGGCTGGTGATTACTTCTTATACACTGATGCTTGGAATCCAACTGTTATTCAAGTAAAGTATATGAGCGAACTATTGGGTATTCCAGTTAAGCTAGGTGGCATGTGGCACGCTGGCAGCTATGATCCCCAGGACTTTTTAGGACGTTTGATTGGTGATACTCCATGGGTTCGTAATGCTGAATCCAGTATGTTTTACTGCTACGATCATAACTTCTTTGCTACTAAATTCCATCTTGATATGTTCTGCTTGAACTTGTTTGATGAGCCAAGCAGCGATGAGATGATAGAATGGCATCCAGGTAAGATTCATATTGTTGGCTGGCCAATGGAATACCTAAATGATATACTTGCTCCATATGTTAACACTGCAAAGAAGGATAAGATCATCTTCCCTCATCGTCTTGCTCCTGAAAAGCAGCTGGAAATATTCCGTGATCTTGCTACATCAATGCCAGAATATGAATGGTTTGTGGCACAGGATCACCAGTTAAGCAAGGATGAATATCATACACATCTTGCTGAAAGTAAGATTGTGTTTAGTGCCAACTTGCAGGAAACACTGGGCATCTCAGTATACGAAGGTGCTATTGTTGGAACATATCCACTGGTTCCCAATCGTCTTAGCTATGATGAGATGTGGGACACATTCTTTAAGTATCCCAGTGATTGGACTAAGGATTGGGATAATTATCTGCGTAACAAGAATCGTTTAATGGAAAGAATTCGTAATGTTATGGGTAGTAACAACGTAGACCTTCCTGGTACTATTAAAAGTCTAAATGATGCATCAACTGGAAACTTTTTTAGTGGTTCAAAGTTGTATGAAACAATTATTGACGTGCAGGCCTAAATAAACTATATTAAAACATATCGCAATACCTACTGCGTGATCATAAGGAAATTAAATGAGCGTATCAGAAACTATTCGTAATCGTATTAAAGCTGACGGCGGCCGTTATTGGTCCGGAGATAATATTTCAAAGTATATCTATTTTGATGAATATGACAGGCTAATTGAAGAGACAACTGAAGCATTTGAACATGTCTTAGATGCATTAGTAATTGACAGAGAAACAGATCCAAACAGTAAAGGTACAGCAAAGCGACTTGCTAAGATGTACTTTAATGAAGTAATGAGTGGACGTTATAATCCTGCTCCAGAAGCTACAAGCTTCCCCAATGATGGAAGTGATGCATATACTGGTATGCTAGTTGTTCGCAGCGAGCTAAAGTCCATGTGCAGTCATCATCATCAGCCGGTTACTGGTGTTGCATACATTGGTATCATTGCTGCTACTAAGTTGATTGGACTTAGCAAGTATACACGCATTGCACAGTGGTGTGCTCGACGTGGTACATTGCAGGAAGAGCTTTGCAATGATATTGCTCGTGAGATTCAAAAAGCTACTGGCAGTGAAAATGTTGCTGTTTATATACAGGCAACGCATGGTTGCTGTGAGAACAGAGGCATTATGGCACATAGTTCACTGACACAGACTACAGTGCTTAAGGGTGCATTTAATACTGATGCTGGCACAAAGAAGGAATTCTTTGACAATATCAAGCTACAGCAGGAATATGCTCGTTAATGCCTATGTTATTTAGAACACAAGTGGCATCCAGTAGCATACATGGATTGGGATTAATTGCAAAGGAACCAATATCAAACGGTTCTGTGTTCTGGCGGCATGATCCACTTATTGATGGTTGGATTGATATTAAAACTGCTGAAAGAAACAAGTATGATGCATTTATTGAGAATGTAGATTATTTCTTTTGCTATGACAGAGTATTAGATTTGTTTATTCGCCATGCTGATACTATTATATTCATTAACCATAGCGACACTCCTAATCTAATCAGTCCTACAAAATATATTCACATTGCCAATAAGGATATTGATGTAGGTGAGGAACTTACGCTAAACTATTGTAATATATGTGATGATGGCTGGCAAACCGTGGAGAAGATAAATGACAGACGTAGTTAGGATTGACCCTCCGATGCCGCTGATGACTCCCAAAGGCAGAGCAATCGCGCATTGGATGATCTGGAGTGGCCCTGAGAACGATATTCTATGGGTTGTCTTCCAAGATGATACAGGCGAGTGTTGGACTTGGGAAAATGCAGAGATTCGCAGTCGGCGTAACAGGACACTGCGTCGTGAAAAGATTTCATATTTGGAAAAAGATGAGGGAATAGAATGAAGTGGTTTAATAATTGGTTTAGGAAGAAGTGTAAGGAAGCTTGGGAGACTCGTGATGAGCCAGCAAATCCATATCCTAGTACTTTGGTAGTTGCAAGTGCAAAATATGCAGGGCACGGAAGTTTAGATAGTCATGGTCTTACACTGAGTATCTACGGCGCTGATGGCGGCACAGTACTAGAATTTAGACATTATGACATGGTTAAGGATCGCAGTGAGTATTCATTACATGTCATTAGTCAAAATGAAGTTTTTGAGGAACGTGTAGCTCACGCTATCACAATGGAAATGCTACGTAAAGGAATTACACGATAATGGCAAAGTATTATTCAACTAAGACATATGGGACAGACCGAGGACTTAGTTGCTGTTTCCGTCAGTGGCGTGCTACACATAGTCATTGCAGTACACTACATGGATACAGCATTGGTATCAAACTTGTGTTCGAGAGTGAAACACTAGATGATCGCAATTGGGTATTTGACTTTGGTGGTCTCAAGCAGTTTAAGGAATGGTCAGAAACTATGTTTGATCATACTCTTGTAATTGCTGCTGATGATCCACATTTAGATTTTTTTATCAATATGGCTGAGATTAACACTGGCATTAAGGCTAAGATTTACGAATCACCTGATGGCGGTAAGACTGTTAAAGAACGTGATTTTGCTCCTCATCTTAAGAAGGAACCTTTTGAACTTGGTGCATTATGCGATCTACGTATTGTTCCAGGCGTAGGCTGTGAAATGTTTGCTAAGATGTGTTATGATGCCATGAACAGTCTACTTGAAGAATATAAGAAGACCGGTAGTCGTTATCCAGTAGGTCAGAGTGTACGTCTTAAGTCAGCAGAAGTATTTGAACATGCTGGCAACAGCGCAATTTATGAGGAATAATAATGAGTGATATTCAAAATCGCATGGCTGAACTAATGCAGCCAATTGATCAACAGATTATGATGTGTGATGACAGAGAGGATGTTCTTATGCTTGCTTGTGCCATGCTACAGCGAGTAAGAGAAATCTTTGATAGTCAGCTTGGTATTGAAGGTCGTAAGAAGATGTTTAAGGATATGGTCTAATGGATAAAGAAGCACAGGAAAAGCGTATACAACGATTGATGATGCCTATCGAAACACAGATTATGATGTGCGATGATGAGAATGATCTAGTTTTACTAGCAGTTGGAATGTTGCGTAAAACTATTTTACTATTTGATAATCAGTATCAACGTGATGCAAGAAAAGCACTTATTAATCAATTTAATCAATAAGGAATTATGATGTTTGGAAAAAATGAAATTGTCGGCCAGAAGTATTTTGATAAAGCCGGTGATAAGCTATATGTTACTAGCATCTTCTATACACTACAAGGTGAAGGACCATATCGTGGAGAACCTGCTGTGTTCCTGCGTCTTGCAAAGTGTAATTTGGCTTGTAGCTTCTGTGATACTTATTTTGATGGCGGCGACTGGCTAACACCCGAGCAGGTACATGAACGTATCCAAAATGTAATGAAGTATTACTTCGACGGCGAGATTCCTTCGTGGGGTACTAGTAAGATTGGTCTTGTTGTTACAGGTGGCGAACCAATGCTACAGAAGAATCTAACTCTATTTCTAGAAACTTGCGCTCATAAGTTTGCATTTGTACAGATTGAAAGCAACGGAACCATCGTACAGGATATTCCAGATTATGTTACACTAGTTGTCAGTCCTAAGTGTTTAGAAAAGGATGGCAAGCCTGTAAAGTATCTACAGCCTAATCCTAAGATGATTGCCCGTGCTGATTGCATGAAGTTTGTTATGAATGCGGATCCCGATAGTCCATATAGTAGCATTCCAGACTGGGCAGAACAAGCTAGACAAGTATTCATTAGTCCTATGAACATTTACAATAGGGAACCTCAGAAGAGCAAGCAAATACGTAGCACTAAGAATGATATTTCGTTGGAAGAGCGCAGTGCCGTTGATGAAGTAATCAGCTTCTGGGAAGAAGGTTTGCTGGATATGAAGGAAAATCAAAAGAATCATGAGTATGCTGCAAAGTATTGTGCTCGCAATGGTCACATTTTAAATCTCCAAATACACTTGTATGCAAGTCTAGCATGAGTAAATACAGTATGTTCAACTGGTTCAATAAAAAGAAAAAAGAGGAGCCCGCAGTCGAAGCTCCTCCTGTTATACAAGAAGAGCTTCCTAAGCCTAAGAAAGTTCGTAAACCCAAGCCAAAAGTTAAAAAGAAAATTGAAAAAGCAGAACCAAAAGTTGATATACTAAAATTTGATTTTGATCCAAGAAATCCTAGACTTGGATCAATTGAATTAGATTGGAATGAAGAATTTGTTGAATTGCTAATTGAACATGGCTACGTTGGTAATACTGACGAAGATATTGTTGATAATTGGCTTAATGATGTATGCCGAAATATTGTTGAGAATCAATTTCCAGGTACAGCAACCAAAGTAAATCCATTAGCTGGCACTAAAATAGTTAGTAAAAAGGACCTTGGATTGGGGAAGACTGAAGTATCATGATTTATGTCAATGGTGATGGATTTGCTGCTGCAAGTTATGCTAATTGCAGTTTTTCTTGGTCATCACAAGATGAGAATCAAAGAGTACGAGGTAATTTAATTCATCCTGTTAATTTAACAGTTTCATTTGGTAAAATACTTAGTTTATTGTTACACCAACCTTATCGAAATGAAGCATATGAATTTAACTCGTATTCTAAAATTTTTAGAGATACATACAATATAATTGAAAAAGAAAATATAACAAATGTCATTATAATCTGGCCAACTGTTTATAATGGAGAAGTTTTGATTGATGGAAAGTATCATCAATTTATATTCAACAATATTGATGATCTTGCTGATAATGAAATAATTAAAAATAGTATGTATGACTATATGAGATCATTTGAAACGAACAATGCATATGCTACTTTTGAATCCAATATTAATGAACTGTGTCGTATATTGGATTCAAAAGGTATTAAACATTTAATGATTTCAAATGATAAAAAACTACCCACAGGAAATGCAAATTGGCTTCTTAAAGAGACTATCCAAAATTGGGCAAATACCGAAAACTTACTAAATCCAAATGGATTTTTAACTGTAAACGGTCATAAAAACTTAACAAAACTTATATTTCAGAGCTTGACAAACCAGTAATAGTAGCATATATTAGTATTATGAAATACTTGCTAGTTGACACATCAAACATGTTCTTTCGCGCTCGTCACGTTGCTGCTCGAGGAGCAGACAGCTGGAGCAAAGTGGGAATGAGTCTCCACATCACATTCAACGCACTGTTGAAGACATGGCGTCAGGTTAAGCCTGATCATGTTATCTTCTGTCTTGAAGCTAGGAGTTGGCGTAAGAGTCATACCGAAACTTACAAGCGTAATAGACAAGATGTTAAGGATGCTATGAGTAAAACTCAAGCAGAAGAAGACAAGTTATTTTGGGAAACGTATGATGATCTTGTTAAGTGGCTTGATGCAAATACTAATAGTAGTGTTATTCGTTGCGATCATGCTGAGGCTGATGATCTTATTGCTCGATGGATTGCTTTACATCCTGCCGATGATCATATTATTTGCAGTACTGATAGTGATTTTTACCAGCTTCTCGCACCAAATGTAATTATTGAAAATGGTGTAACAAATCAGACTATTAAGCTGGATGGCTTCTACGATGATAAGGGCAAGCCTGTAACGGATAAGAAGACCAAGGAGCATAAGGTTCCTGGTGATCCAAAGTGGATATTGTTTGAAAAGATCATGCGTGGCGATGCCACTGATAATGTATTCAGTGCATATCCAGGTGTGCGTACTAAGGGCACAGCTAAGAAGGTTGGTCTTATCGAAGCATTTGAAGATCGTGATAAGAAGGGCTATGCGTGGAACAATATGATGCTTCAGCGTTGGGTTGATCATGATGGTGTTGAGCATCGTGTTATTGACAAGTACGAGCAGAATAAGACGTTGATTGATCTTACTTGTCAGCCTGAGGATATTAAGCAGAACATTGACAATTATCTTATGAGCATTGAACCTAAGAATGTTAGCATGGTTGGTGCTAAGTTTATAAAGTTCTGTGGCAAGTATGATCTTGAGCGTATGAGTCAAAATGCACAGGGCGTAGCAGAAATACTAAGTCAGAAACTTCCAAAGGAGATAATAAATGATTAAAGGAAAAGGTTATCAAGAGTATAAGCGTATGCGTATGCTTAATGAAAATTTAACCGCTACTCAAATTGAAAAAGCAGGTAACGAAAGATATCTAATTTACTTTGGCAGAGCTCATCTTAAAGATCATGAGTTTAATGTCTTAGTTAGAGGAGACATGAAGATTGGACGTGGGAAGTTTGCCACTGCTTTACAAAGAGGCAGGAATCAATCTGGAATTGATTTTAGAATTTATGCAGAAATTATATTAGATTCAAATAAAGCAACTCATGATGCAGAAGCTATCCTTAAAGATATACTGAGTCATAGACATTTAAAGTATAATCAAGGGCAAGCTGAGATGTATAATATTAATGATAATGAACTTGAAACTACAGTTAAAACAGTAGCAGAAGTTATTAGTAATGAAACTTCACATAATGTTTTAGAGATTAATTTCTATCATGAGGAATTAGTATGAGTAACCCATATTCATGGACAGTAGAAGTTGTAACAGATCCGGACACAGGAGAGCTAATGCTACCATTTCCCCCAGATTTGCTAAGTCAAATGGGATGGAGTGAGGGTACTGATTTGTCTTGGATTGATAATGAGAATGGGTCTTTTACTATTAAGAAGAAAGAAGTAACAGTTGAAGATCCAGGTATTGATGAGGATGTAGGATGTTGAATACTAAAATGAAAGCTAAAACAATTGTTGAGAATAAATTTTGGATTCTTGAAGAAGAAGATGGCAAGAGGGTTGGCACTATCTCTTTGAAGGATAATAAAGTTACCGCAGTTATTGGTAATCAAAATTTAATGTTTACCAATTTAAATGAACTTTCCGCCAAGTACAACGTAACCTTTATTAAGAAGTTTAAGGAAACTACTAAACAACTTTCCAATGAAGTTTACGACTATCCAACTGCACATACACCATATAATGCATTGTGGCATGTTGAACGCAAGTTGCCAATTTATACAAAAACTAATAAGAGCAACAGTTATCATTGTGCCGGATATTATATCATTAAATTTGAACATGGTTGGGTTAAGAGTTTTTGTCCAAAGTTAATTACATTGCAGCGTAATGAATATCAAGGACCATTTAAATCTAAGTTGGAAATGACTGAGAAGCTAAGGTTATACAATGACTCCATTTAATGGATATCACATACAGAATTTCAATCAGCGTGTTAAGTCATTAAACGGTGATGGTAAAGTAGTATTTGAACATAAGGAAGTTCGAGCATTACAAAGTGAGATTATGGAGCTTTTGTTACATCTTAGAAGTTTGGAAAGTCAACTTGAAAAGCAACAGACTCAAGAAGTTATCAGTGTGGAGATGGTTGGAAAACCATTTAAATAAGGGTGTTTTCATCAATGATAAATAATAACAGTTATTCAAAGTAAATGAGTTATGTCAAGACCTAAACCAAATATCCTAGTGGAGCAAGCAAATAAAGTAACTTACAAGTCCGAACAGGTTTTGGCAAGTGAAGGTATTTGGGCTGTTTACTACGATCAAAAGCCAATCAATCTTAAGACTACAAGTTTAATCAGTCAATATCCTGGACCAAAGTATAAGAAGGTTAGTTTTTCTAATAGCGGTCATGCTATCAATTTGTGTCGTAAACTGAATGTAAAGTTTAAGACTAACAAGTTCTGTGTTGTACTATTAGATCAGGGAAAACAAGTATTTCCTTAAATACTTTAATGGAAGAGTTCCGTACCAAACTTGATTGGACTATGGAAATTGCACAGTATGCAAGAGATATCATTCCCCGTCTTAAAGAAATAGATAAGGGGTATCCTTTATTTTGGTACAATCCCGACAAGGTACATGGTTTCAGACTTACTCAACGCAGTTATGATATTATGTGCGATCTTGGCTATAAAAACTATAATTTTCGTGTTAACAGAATTACATCGTCAGAAATTATTCTTATGGACAAAAAAATAACTCATCCATGGCACCTAATAGGTTTAGGTAACCTAAGTTTCTTTCATGCAGATATGGCAACTGCAATGGCTTTATCAAATAATAATGTTGACACAGCCGTTAATCTAGTGTATTGTTAAATAGTAATGAGGTTAAACGCTCAATAGTTTCGTGTGTGGTCATGGTTAACTACACAAAATGCGGGGTTGTCATATTGGTTGTGTCCTAGCCTTCCAAGCTAGTCAAAGGAGTTCGATTCTCCTACCCCGCTCCACTTTTTTCGACCAAAACAAGGAACAGTACAAATGGCTAGCAAAACTACTCCAAATTGGTCGCAGCGCATTGAAGAGAAACTTCCTACTTCAGTTGTTTATACAAGGAAGAATACTCCTCTTATTGAATGGAAACAGATGGTTGTTGAAGAGCTTACTAAGCGTTCAGCTGCCAATTTAATTTTAAATCAGCTTGCAGCACTACATGCTTGGGAAGGGGACGCTACACCCTCCAGCTATGCTTATACCCTGTGGCAGCGTGAAGTTCGTGCAGAAGACAAGCGCCGTAACCCAATGGGTTAACTGTTGCGTTGCAATTGTAATAGTATTTGTTACAATTGGACTGCTACTTTGGGCAAGATTTGGACCAGAAATTTACTGGGATCTACTAGTTCTTGCCCAAATGTGCTTCTAATTCAATGACTTAGCAAAAAATCTTTCTGGTTGACGTATCCCCCATAGATGCTATTATAAGTGTATGATACAGAGAAAGAAGCGCACAGATCGGAACCACATAGTGTACCAAATTGCTGTAGACAGCAAAACGTACATTGGGGTCACTGCAAAGACACAGAGCACTGTAGACAAAAGTGTCCGCAGTCGCATTGCCAAGCACTTCTATCGTGCCCAAACTGAGGGGCTTAACTGGCTCCTGTGCAAAGCACTTCGCAAGCTTGACTGCAAGGAAGATATCGAGTATACTATACTTGCTGTCGTACGTGGTAAGTCAGCAGCACATGAGTACGAGCGTGACCTTATCCGTAAGCTTAACCCTGCACTAAATTCCGATAAGAGAGGAGCTTAATATGGCTAAACGTGGACGCATTATCGATACTGTTACTAACTATCCCATCGAGGATGTCTTTGCTGCGGCTGTTGCTGCCCAGCGTACCAACGAGTGTTATGTTAGTAATTCTACTGGTATTAATACTCCCCCAAACAAGATGACTAATCGTCATATTATGATTAATGTTCTGAATAGAACTGAAGATGACGATTTCAATACTTGCGAAGCAGATTATACTCGTGCTCGTGAGATTATTGATTACTACAAGAGCAAGACGTTGGATATTATGAGTGGTAAAGCTAACTCATATACAATGAGTGCTGCCAATGCTGCTTATAAAGAGTTTGTTGTGTCCAATGACCAACTGACTTTGGGACTAATTGCCAGTCTGCCAAATGCTTGGGAACGTAGCATTGCTTATGATAAGACGTGGGATCGTGTTGATGAACTCAAGCGTAAGTCCATCCATTTTGGTTCGGTTGGTGAAAAGTTTGAAGGTAAGGTTGAAGTTCTTAGCTGCATCTACAGCAAGAATTGGTTTAAGTACTACACAACGGCATTGACATCTGCAGGGAATATTGTAAACTTTGCAGGTGATCATGAGTTTAAGCAAGGCAATGTGGTTGAAATTACCACTGCTAAGATTAAGCAACATGCTGCGGAAAATATCACCCGCTTGCATTATGTAAGAACAAAGGTTGACAATCCAGCGTAAGAGTATATAGTAATAATATAGACGTTAACAACTTGGAGGTGCCAAATGTCTACTAGATCAAAGTCAAACGAATCCCTTACTGAATCCCGCAGTGTTACTCTTGATGCTGCCAAGCGTGAAATTGTAGTTGCTATGAAGCGTAAACGTCCTGTGTTCCTTTGGGGACCTCCGGGCATTGGCAAGTCCGAATTGGTTGCAGACATTTGCACTAATTTGAAGGGCAAGCTTTACGATCTTCGTCTTGCTCTTATGGATCCTTCCGATCTTAAGGGTGTTCTTTATTACAATACTGAAGCGCATACTGCAACCTGGAGTGCTCCGCCCGATCTTCCCACAATGGAGGAAGCTGCTAAGTACCCTGTTGTTGTATTGTTCCTCGACGAGATGAACAGTGCTCCGCCTGCAACGCAAGCTGCTGCTTATCAGTTGATTCTCAATCGTCGTGTTGGTACTTATGTACTGCCTGATAATGTTGTGGTCGTTGCTGCTGGTAACCGTGACACTGATCGTGGTGTTACTTATCGTATGCCTGCTCCGCTTGCTAATCGTTTCATTCATCTTACACTGCGTCCAGACTTTGATACGTGGCAGACTTGGGCTATTACTAACAAGATCCATCCCGATGTTGTTGGTTACATTACTGCTAACAAGATTGACCTCTTTAACTTTGATCCCAAGATGAGCGGGCAGAGCTTTGCTACTCCTCGTTCGTGGAGCTTTGTTAGCGAGTTGCTGGGTGAGGAGCTTAACGATGTTGAGCTCACTGATCTTGTGTCTGGTACTGTTGGCGAAGGTGTTGCACTTAAGTTTAATGCACATCGTAAGGTCAGTGCTAACATGCCTAACCCCACTCACATTCTTGAGGGTAAGGTTAAGGAGCTTAAGAACAAGGACATTGCAGCTTGTTATTCACTGACAGTTGCTCTGTGCTATGAGCTTAAGGAGTGTTGGGATAAGAACGCCAATACCGATAAGGGTAACGATCATTTCCATGCACAGTTTGACAATGTGCTGCGCTTTGTAATGGATAATCTTGGAGTTGAATTGCAGGTCATGCTTGTTCATGCTGCTTTGACCACTTACAAGATGCAGTTTAAGGCGAGCAAGCTTAAGAACTTCCAGGAGTTCAATAAGGGTGCGGGTAAGCACGTGGTTGCTGCGGTCCAGGATCGCTAGTAGAATTTACTGGGGGCGGCACCTCCAGTAACTGCCCTCAGTAATGGAAAAGCCCTGCATAATAGCAGGGCTTTTTTAGTATTCGATTATTATTAACCCAGGGGCACCAGTTCCGCCGGCGCGAGTTGTAGCAGCACCAGTTCCGTTCCTTGCACCTGATCCACCCGAGCCATAACCAGTTCCAGGCTGACCTGCCTGACCAGCCGCAGTTTCTGGCATAACACCACCTTGTCCCCAACCCAGTGGAGTATGACCTCCACCGCCAAAGACATTAGTTGTTGCTGCCATGACACCACCAGCACCACCTGGATATCCTGTTAATCCCATTACGTTTGCTGTACCAAAACCTGAAGGACTTGGAGTACCACCAGCACCGCCAGCAAGAACTGAAGTTGCAAGAGTACCACCTAATCCGCCGCCGGCTGAATATGTTATGCTGTTATAGATGATTGATGATGGAAGGCCTGCTGCACCAGCAGCACCAGCAGTACCAGCTGCTGTAGTACCAGCAACGGTATATGTTAGTGAGTAAACACTAGATACTACAGTTATATAAGCAACAACAATAGCACCGGAACCACCACCTCCGCCCATCTGACCGGCAGTAACCGCAGTTCCGCCGCCTGATCCACCAGCTCCAATAATTGTCGCTTTAAATTTAGCACCAGCATATTGGAGCGCACTTGGCAATGTATATGTAACAGCAGTACCAGTTGTAAACGCCACAAGATTCATAAATCCTGAACCAGCACCTGCAATCAATGCACCGTCAACTGTTGCCGATCCATATACTCTTGTTCCGCTTATTAACTTTGCCATATTAATTCTCCGTTATTGTTGACCAGCTGGATTACCAACAGCGGCTGGATAACCCGACACTCTGTCTGCGGTTAATGTTGCTGGATATGCACGGCCAGTTCCCCATATAATTCTTACCGCACCAACACCACCAGTGCCAGCAGCGCCGCCTGGATTGCCACCATCGCCTCCTCCACCTCCTCCACCAAATCGGCCGCCATTTGGTGTTTGACCTGCGACGTTCACATTTCCAGTATATCCTTTTTCGCCTAATTGCACACCAAATGCTGCTGTTGTTGCAACACCGCCAGAACCACCACCACCACGACCTGCATTACTTTGTGTGCCTGCCAATGAAGTACCAGCAATAGAAGCAACAGCGACAGAACCAAATGGTGAAGTTCCACCGCCACCACCTCCTGGCCCTAAATATGCCCCAGCTGTTGCGCTACCGCCAGCACTACCACCAGCACCACCAGTAGCAGATGCGGCACCAGAACCAGCAGTTAATGTTGGATATGTTCCTGTAAAAGTTCCGCCAACACCTCCAACAGCAGTATAACCGCCAGCACCACCACCGCCACCCCCAGCAAAAGTTCCTACTCCAGCACCACCAGCACCACCAGCAAATCCTGTACCAGCACCTACAGTACCGCCTGCACCACCAGTAGGTGCAGAAAAAGTTCCTCCAGGTTGACCACCGTTTGCAATAACAGTGCTTGTATTAAATGAACTTGCAGTACCAGCATTCATATTAACACCGCCAACCCCACATACTACAGCATACGTAGTTCCAGCAGTTACAGCAGTAC